ACGCGATGATGATGATTCATAATCCGTGGACTGTTGCGCAAGGCAATGCGGAAGAACTCCGCAAACAAGCCGACGACATGGATCGCATTCGCGAAAGTCTTATCGAAGCTTACCTCGAAAAAGCAGGCGGAAAACTCGATCGTGATCGTTTGATCGAACTTATGGACGCAGAAACGTGGCTGTCGGCGCAAGAATGCCTCGATTTAGGGCTGTGCGATTCTATCGAAGCTCCTAGCGCTGCCGTTGCGAAAGTAGACACGCAGTTATTTGCGAAGTACCGGAACACTCCGGAATCACTTCTTAATCAGACGAAAGAGGACGAAAAGCAGGCGGAAAAAGAGCGCCTGTTCCGTGAGCAGCTTATCGCGGAAGCACAAACGAATTTACTAAAACTTCAAAACGGGGGAATCATTTAATGGAACTATTTGATCTGAAGGCAAACTTAAACACTGTAGGTACACAATTAGCATCGGTTGAAAAAGAAATCATGAACAAAGCAGCCGACCCTAACGCTTCTATCGACGAAGTACGGTCTCTAAAACAAAAAAGAGACGATCTTAAAGAACGCATGGATATCCTGCAAAATCAACACGATGCTTTAGAGCAGGAACAAAAAGCTAAAATTCAAGCAAGCCTTGAAAAAGCAAAAGCAGGCGCGTCTGCTGGACTTAACAGCGAAGATCCAAAAGTTAAGAAAATTTCTGCTAAAGCTGGATTAATCCGTGCAACAATGCGAAAAGAAGTACCGGCTCCTGAGGTACGTGCTGCGTTAGGAGATAATAACGGAACAGGCGGGGAAAAACTCCTTCCTAAAACAGTTTCGGAAGAACTTATTCACGAACCTTTTGTAAAGAATCCGTTGCGTGAGCTTTCAACGTATACGAGTGTAACAAATCTCGAAATCCCTAAAGTTGATTTTTCCCTTGACGATGATGACTTCATCCAAGACTTGCAGACTGCTAAAGAACTTGAAGTAGACGGAGATGTAGTTACTTTCGGACGTCGCAAATTCAAAGTCATGGCAAAAATCTCCGAAACTATTTTGGCAGCTACTGATACTGATCTGGTCGCTACAGTTGAGCGCGCTTTACAATCCGGCCTAGCTGCAAAAGAGAAAAAAGTTTCTTTCGCAGTAACACCGAAACAGGGAGAAGAGGAAATGTCCTTCTACGCTGCCGGAATTAAGCAAGTATCTGCGGAAGATAAATATAAAGCAATCAAAAAAGCTATTGCTGATCTTCCGGAGGACTTCCGTGAAAACGCAAAAGTAATGATGACATACGCAGACTATCTCGAAATCATTGAAACTTTGGCTAATGGAAGTGCAACTCTTTACGGTGCACAACCGGAACAAATCATCGGTAAACCAGTTGAATTCTGTGACGCTGCGGTTGATCCTATCGTCGGTGACTTCCGTTACTCTCACTTCAACTATGATCCAGCAATCACTTACGAAAGCGATAAAGACGTTAAAACTGGCGAAAATGTATTCGTTCTTACTGCGTATTTCGATCACAAAATTAAACTGAAATCTGCATTCCGTATCGCTAAAGTAGACACTACTCCCTAAAGCACCCCAAGGGCTAAAGGCATCTTCGACTGACTCATCGGTGTCCCTAAGTTGGGATGCCGTAGCCTTTGCTGGGGGAATCAAAGAATACGAAATCTTTAGGGACGGGGTTTCCGTCGGGACCCGCGTTGGCACGTCGTTTAGTGAGAGCGGTTTAAAACCGGAAACTACGTATAAATACCAAGTACGGGCGATCTCAATGGCGGGTAATCCGTCGGAGCTAAGTAACGAACTTTCCGTTACGACAAAACCGACGCCTGTGCCTGATCCGGAAAGCATCAGCGTCAGCCCATCGTCTAAAACATTGAACGTAGGTGAGACGCAGCAAATTACCGCAACAGTATCGCCAAGTGGAGCTGACCAAGGCGTAACATACACGTCGAGCAACACGTCAGTCGCAACGGTGACGAGCTCTGGAAAGGTAACTGCGGTTGCAGCCGGATCTGCTACGATTACTGTCAAATCGAAAGTTAAGACAACGGTTAAGAATACCGTAACGATCACTGTTGTCGACCCGGCGCCATCTGGCGGTGAGTAAACATGGATATCTCTCTGGATGAGGTAAAAGAATATCTGCGGATTGATGGAGATGAGGAGGATTCCCTTATCTCCTTTTTTATTTCCGCCGCAGAGAAACATCTGGAAAACGCCGGTGTAACCGACAAGGAATCGGAACTATATAAACTGGCCGTCCTCATATACGTCACAGATGCGTATGAAAACAGATCAACCGCAATGAGCGGAAACAAAGTAGCCGGCATTGTATTGCAACTGAGGTGATCACGTGAACACAGGAGATTTTAATAAGCGGATCACATTTCTCCGTTTTACCGAAACAACAAACGATGAGGGATTCGAAATAAAGGAATGGTTACCGGTTGCGACCGTTTGGTCAGCGGTTAAGACGGTTCAGGGGCGCGAATTTTACCAGGCGGGCGCAGTACAGGCGGACAGGACAGCGCGGTTTGTTATTCGATATTCAAAACGGATGAAGTCGATTCTTAGAAATGACTTGCGCATTTCATACGGAGGTAGGACGTTCGAAATTGAGAGCATCATAAATGACGATGAGCGGAACGTCACCTTTACGATAGTGACGAAGGAGGTCGGAATCAAATGAGCATTCGGATTTCCGGGTTTGACGAGGTGATGCGAAATATCCAGCGTATGGGTAATCGAGCTAATTCGTTGAAATCGGGCGCGTTAGATGCCGGGGCAAAGCCTATTTACGAAACTATGGAAGAGAACAACCCGAGTAAAAGATACAAGATCGCTGTCGAAAAAAGTAAGTCAGACGAAGTAGTAATCGGCCCTGAAAAAGACTTTTTCACAGCACATTTTCTTGAATTCGGCACAAGTCCACACCTTATAAAACTGCGAAAAGCCAAAATACAGACAGACGGCCAAATTGTTTACGGTAAGGAAGTTAACCACCCAGGGCACGCTCCTCGACCGTTCGTTGAGCCGTCTTTTCTTGCATCTAAGGATGATGCGCAGCAAGAGATTGTCAGCTACTACCGGAGGAATTTGCTGCCATGAGTCTTCGGAGTCTAGTAATGGCGACTTTGAAGGATATTGGTGTACCTGTTCGATTTATTACGTATTCAGGTGACGAGGATACTTACATTCTCTTTTATGTTTACAACGTATCAGGCGCCCTTTCAACGGAGGATGAAGAGGCCTTCGCTAATCACTATGTACAAATCAGTATCTTCACAAAAGACCCAACTAAATATTCAGAACTGGAAAAAGAGGTAAAGAGCCGGCTCAAACGAGCTGGCTTTTTTCGTTCAAACGAACAGGACCTTTATGAAACCGAAACTGAGCTTTTTCACAAAGTCTTGCGTTATGGAACGACACTAAATACGGAAGAGGAGTGAATCAACCTATGGCAAAAGGCGTACGCGTAGGTTTAAAAAATATACACTTTGCGAAAATTCTAACGGAAGATGAGAACGGAGTTACTTACGATACTCCGGTTAAAATCGGAAATGCGATCGAAGCAAGTATTAAACCGAATACAAACAGCGAAACTCTATATGCTGATGACGGCCCTTCGGAGGTTGAATCTTCGATGGGAGAAACCGAAGTTGAAATCGGTATCGACCAATTATCAACTGCTGCTCAGGCGTTGTTGCTAGGTCACACGATTCTTGCCGACGGTGTACTAGAAAAGAAAGAAACAGATGTTGCACCATACGGAGCCTTGTTATTTGAGTCAGCTACTACCGGAGGAAAATCTAAACTTTACGCGCTATATAAAGGAAGATTCCAGCCGCAAGAGGAGTCTTTTGCAACTAAAGGAGATAGCCCGGAATTCCAAACCGACTCTATTTCTGGTGTATTTGTACGACGCGATCACGACAAAGTTTGGCAGCGTAGTGTATTTACGGGAGATGACGGCGTGAAAGCAGAGGTTATCGAAAACTGGTTCAAGAAAGTTTACGAACCAACGACCTCTACTCCCTGATAATGGGGCTACCAAAAGCCCCGAACCAATAGAAGAACCGGTCGATGATGCAAACAACGCTGAAACAGAGATGGAGAGCTAAGTTTTTAGCTCTCTTTTTTATTAAAAATAAAAGAAATTAGGAGCGTGGATTATGCAAATTACATTAATGATTGACGGCGAAGAGAAAGTATTTCAAGCACCTTTTGTAAAGGGCCGTATGTTGCGGGAAGCTATTAAACTTTCAAAGTCAAGCAACTTCGATGACTTAGATGTTGAGGATCTTGACGCATTGGTTGGTTACGTGGTTCGAGTTTATGATAATCAGTTCGATATCGACCAATTTTACGACGGGATCTCTTCTGAAAAACTGATCCCAGTTATTACAGAAACAATTCAGAAAGTTGTAGGGACTGTGGCTGCGCCAAATGAGCAAGTCGGCGAGAACAAAGCAACTGAAACGCAGGCAATCGGTGAGGTAAAAAACTAACACCGGGGTATATTTTACCCCTTGATGTTTTAGATCAGCTCGATAGAGATCTCAAAAAGCTCTATCTCGACAACTCCGAAAAACCCTCGGATATCTATTACCTAGACGAAATGGACATCGGGTGGTTTTGCGAACTTATGAACTTTAGCGACAATGGTAGCTCTCATGGAAACGGAAAAACACAACAAAAACTCGGTTATATCGATCAAATACCGGGTTTTAGAAGGGAGGTATCGGAGATTTGGCGACTGAATCAGTCGGATCAATACGCGTTAGTTTAGGGCTAGACAATATTGATTTCTCTCGCGGCCTTCAGGACGTAAATAGAAAATTAAAGGTACTTAACTCGGAATTCAAAGCGGCAATGGCTGGCGCTGGCCGATTCGATAACAGCCTGGATTCATTGCGAAATAAGACCGACATATTAAATCGGACTTTACAGACGCAAAAGGCGAAACTCAACGAATTAAAACGACAATATGAAGAGAGCGTAAGGACGACGGGAAGGTACTCCGCCCAATCCGAAAAGCTCCTCGCCCAATATAATCGCACTGTTGCGGCGGTTCGGAAAACCGAGGATCAGTTAGACCTTCTTAACCGTAAAATGCGTGAGCAGAGTACCGGCTTCGGTCAGTTGGGCGCCAAAATTAGCGCAAGCATTAAAACGATCGAAACCAAGCTACGCGTATTGGATTCAGCATTCGAGGCCTCATCAGCCGGCATAAAGGATTTCGGATCTACTACCGAACAATTACGGCAAAAATCGGAACACCTTACGCAATCAATCTCGTTACAAGAGCAGCGTCTTAAAAACATACGTCGATTGTATCTCGAAGCTAAACGTGCAAAAGGTGAAGATGCTCAGGCGACCCAAGAATTACGCGTTCAAATGAATCAGGCAACAGCACAACTCCGTACAACTCAAGCTGAGCTGGCCGCAACGAACCGACAGATCCAATCGAACACAGGCCGTTGGAACGAGCTCGGCAACCGGATGGGCGAAGTCGGAGATCGGATGCGGGACGTTGGCGGTCGGATGCAATCTGCGGGATCTGAAATCGCGATGTCATTCGGCGTAGCGACAGCGGCTTTAGGCGGAGGGCTTGCGGCTTCAACGAAAAAAGCGATGGACTTCGAGCAGCAGATGTCGAACGTAAAGGCGGTCATGGATCCGGCAGAAGCCAACCAATACAGCTCCGCTCTTACGGAATTAGCCATTAAACTCGGTGCCGATACGAAATACAGTGCGCTTGAAGCTGCGCAAGGTATGGAAGAACTCGTAAAGGCCGGTGTATCTACGGAAGACATACTGAATGGCGCACTTAAGGGCGCGTTATCGCTTGCGACAGCGGGAGAAGTAGGGCTTGCGGATGCAGCGGAAATTGCATCGACTGCACTGAATGCGTTTAAAGACGATAACATCAGCGTTGCACAGGCGGCGGATATTCTCGCAGGAGCCGCGAACTCGTCTTCAACTACGGTCGGAGAGATGCGGTACGGTCTTCAAATGACATCAACAGTAGCCGCTGGAATGGGTCTTTCTTTTAAAGACACGGCTACTACATTGGCTCTTTTCGCTCAGAATGGACTAAAAGGGTCCGACGCAGGTACTTCAATGAAAACAATGTTAAGTCGTTTAGTACCTATGACAAAGGCTCAGTATGAGACAATGCACGATCTTGGCCTAGTCACCCTTGATACGTCTGAAGCTTTTAAACGTATGACTGACAAAGGTTTCAAACCAGCGAGTAAAAATATCGGTGATATTTACGACGCACTAAACAAATATGTCGAAAAGACGACTGGAGCGAAGCAAGGTACCGAAAAGTTCGAGAAGGCCTTTGACAAAGCGACTCGGAGTCTTGGTATCATGGACAATAAATTTTTCGATGCTAACGGAAATATTCGAAGCATGACAGAAATATCTGGAGAGCTTTCGAAGTCACTTGACGGTTTGTCCGCAAAAGATAAACAAGAAGCCCTATATAATATCTTCGGTAGTGACGCCATTCGGGGTGCGTCGATTCTTGGGAAGGTAGGAAGTAAAGGCTTCGATAAAATGGCGGCTGCGATGGATAAAATCAAGGCCGATAATGTTGCTGCTGAGAAAATGAATAACCTCAAAGGTAGGATAGAGGAGCTTTCAGGAGCCGTTGAAACTGCGCAAATTTCATTCGGTAACGCGCTAACCCCGGCTATCTCTGCACTCGTTTCTATGCTCCAGAGAGCGACGAATTGGTTTAATGGTCTATCTAAGGGAATGCAATCGTTCGTAGCTATTTCAGCAGCAGTAACGGTGACTGTTTTCGGAGTTTTTTCGGCACTAGGTTTTTTAATGCTTGGTGTCGGTCAAATGATATCTGGACTCGGTACTTTAGGCGGCCTTTTGAAGGATTTATTCAAAAGTCAAAAATTCATAAGCGCCCTTAGCGTTGCATTCGGAGCACTCACGAGTCCGATCGGCCTTACAGTTCTCGGCATAACCGCGATAGGAACCGCATTTGTGATTGCATACAAAAAGTCCGAAACATTCCGTAACTTTGTCAACGGAACTTTTGAATCCGTAAGAAATACGACAGTTGCCGCATTCAATGCAATAACATCAACGGTTGGTAAAACATTCGATTATATCCAAACAAAGTCAATCGCCGGATGGTCGAAATTCACTGACGGAGTTTCAACGATAGTCCCTGCGGTAAAACAAAAATTTACAAACGTTGTCGATTCGGTAGATAACTTCGTTGTGAATATCGGTTCAACTATTGCCGAAAGGTTCGGATCAGGTCTATCGGAAAAAGCTGGCGATGCGGTAGATCTATTTATTCAAAATCTAAAAACGGCATTTTCAAGCGTTGGTGGTGTAGTATCGATTATCACTCCGTCAATAACTGCGATCGGGTTAGCGATGGCGGGCGTATCTGGACCGGTTAGTTTCTTCATTACTTCGCTTGTTAGCGTTGCTGGATTTTTGTACCGATTGTATCAAACGAATGAAGAGTTCAGGGCGTCTGTTCAAAATGTATGGTCCCAAGTGACTTCAGTTATAGGGAGTGCAGTTACAGCTTTGCAGCCCGTAATAAGTGCGTTTGTTGGGTATTTCGCAGGCATTGCAGAAGAATTAGCACCGGAGTTTGCAAAAACCGGCGAGGTAATCATGACAAGCCTTGCTTCACTTCGTCCTACCTTTATAGAGCTTGGTCAAGCTTTTCAGGAACTTTGGCAGGCACTGAGTGAGTCGTTCTCTCAGATAGCTGTTCAGATGGCACCTATCATTCAGCAACTGAGTGCGACTTTTGCGGCAGCAATGCCTCAACTAGTGTCCACAGTCGGTCAATTAGTTCAAGTATGGGCTAATTTTCTGGTACAGTTCATGCAAATCGTAACTCAAGTAGCTTCTGTGCTTTTGCCAATGTTATCTCAAGCATTCTCGGCAATAGTTCCGGTGATTTTTCAGGTGGTAAGCTCTGTATTTCCTTTGATAGTACAGGTGATTCAATCTCTTATACCTGTTATTACAACGATAGTCACTACGTTACTTCCTATGCTTTTACAAACATTCCAAGCAATTTTCCCGCCGATTCTTGCTGTTGTTCAGGCGGTTGCTCCAATAATTACTATGATTTTGACTACTGTTGCTCAGGTATTGAGTCAACTCGCTGTTACGTTGCTGCCGTTGCTTTTACAAATTGTTCAGACTGTCTTTCCGGTACTTGTAACAATTATCCAAGCGGCCGTAAGTGCACTAGTTCCAGTTTTACAAGCTGTAGCGACAATTATTCGTACAGTTCTCATTCCGGCAATTCAATTCATTCTCCAAATCGTGCAGGCTGTTTTCCCGGTAATCGTTGGTGTCATTCAAGGCGCTTTGAATATCGTTATAAATGTAGTTCGATTGTTCACTTCGTTGCTAAAAGGTGACTGGAGCGGAGTCTGGCAAGCCATAATCGGCATTCTAAAAGGCTGCTGGTCCATAATTACGGCTGTCCTTCGAGGAGCAGGAAATTTGGTTCTTTCAATATTTTCCTGGTTGATTAATGGAGCGATCGGCGCTTGGGATGGAATGAAAGGGAACACGGTAAAAATCTTTACGAATATCAAGGATTTTGTCGTGAAAACATTCAACAATCTGATCGAAGGGGCTAAGAATCTTCCGGGTCAGATTGGAGATGGAATCAAGAGCATGGCTGGGAAAGCTATGGATGGTGTAAAAGCGCTTGGGAACAAAATGATCGATGGACTGGAGTGGATTATCAACGGACTAACCCAAAACGGTATTAATAAATTACTTGATACTTTTGGTGTTGATAAGAAACTTCGTATTCCGAAGTTAGAAATTCCTAGATTCGCTAAAGGTACTCCGCCGGGAGGGCACAAAGGCGGACTCGCTATTTTGGGAGACGGCGGAGGTCCGGAATTATTCCGTACACCTTCTGGTTTCGTTGGTCTAAGTCCGGGTACAGACACACTATTCAACCTACCGAAAGGAACGCAAGTCCTTCCACATAAAGAGACGCGTGATCTACTGTCTTCTGGAATCCCGGCATTTAAGAAAGGTACCAAAAATAAAAGCTTTTTCGATTCTGTTGTCGACGTAGGAAAAGGCGCTCTTGATGCAGGGAAAGCGGCTGTAACTAAGGTTAAGGACCTCGCTTTTGATGCGTGGGATTATGTAAGCAACCCGTCTAAACTCATCGCCAAAACGCTAGAAAGTCTCGGCCTTAAATTGCCGGATATAGCGGGCGCCTTTGGGACTATTGCAAAAGGTGCCTTCGGAAAAGTTAAAGATTCTGCAGTCACTTTTATGAAAAATCAGCTTGCCAAAATTGGCGGAGCTTTTGGAAGTGGCGAAAAAGCTTCAGGAAATGTTAAACAATGGATCCGTGCAGCAATGGCTAAAACGAATTCTCCGGCTTCCTGGTTCGAACCACTCGTTACAATCGCGATGAAAGAGAGCGGAGGACGTACAGGACCATCGACAATTAACCGGTGGGACTCGAACTGGAGACGCGGTACACCATCGATGGGACTTATGCAAACGATAAAACCAACGTTTGATGCGTATAAGCTGCCAGGCATGGGTGACATTATGAATCCGGTTCACAACGCGGTTGCGGCGATTCGCTATATCAAATCTCGCTATGGAAGTCCGTTTAATACTCCGGGCATCAGATCGATGGCGAAAGGCGGTCCGTACAAAGGGTATAAAATCGGCGATATTGTGACGCAAAAGCAGCTCGCCTGGATTGCGGAAGAAGGCCCAGAAGCGGTTATTCCGTTACAAAACCACCGCCAGCGTGCGCAGCAACTATGGACGGCTGCCGGCAAAGAGATTGGCATGGACCCGGCGAGTGGAAGTAACGCAGAAGAACTCGCGTTGTTGCGTGGACAGAACGCGCTACTAAGACAGACGAACACATTGCTAACGGGAATTCTACGCAAAGATCCGAGTGTAGTTGTCGATACGGCAGCACTAACGGATAGTGTAGAAAAAGGTCAGGCACAAAACATCGGATTTAATAAACTGCTGTGGGGTGATCGATAAATGGCGTATCTGACAATTATAAAAAACGGTGAAACCATCGATCACCGTAAATACGGCTTAAAGCTTTTAAGTTTCCGTAAGGAATCGCTAACACACCGAACTAACTATGAAGAAATGGACGGCAGGCATGGCGCGATAGATACGGGAACGACTTTCGGTGAACGAAAACTTAAAGCGACGTTTTTAATGCAAGGCGTGGACCATCTTGATTATCAGTTGATGATCGATGAGGTCTATGCTTTATTTGCGTGTGAAGATTCAATCGAATTAATAGATTCGAGACAGCCCGGTAAAGTATGGACGGTAAAACCAAGCAGCACATTTGAGCCTGACGATTTAAACTCGAGGAGCGGTAAATTTGAGATTGAATTTACATCTCCGTCACCGTTCGCGAGTTCATACGGCTCTACTCTTGATCCGTTCACATTCGGTGAAGAAGTTTGGCAGATAGGTCAAGGATTGATTCCTTCGGATAGTCTGGTATATAGGCATCGAACTAACCGATTCAGTATTTTTAATGCTGGAAATGTAGAGATTGATCCTTGTCTTGAAATGCCGTTGAATATCGTTTATAAAGGCGCATCTTCGAATTTTACGATCAAAAACAAAACGACCGGGCAGACGGTGTCATATAACGGGTCCTCCAAGTCGACCGATACTATTAAACTCGAAGGGTTGCGTCATCTGAAGAACGGCATTAGCATTTACGGAAATACCAATCGCAGGTACATTTCGTTAAAGCCGGGGTGGAATGACATCGAACTTACCGGTACGTCTGGAAGTTTCGAAATTTCGTTTGATTTTTTCTTTTTCTATAAGTAGGTGTTCGAATGAAAACGATAGCGATTAGAGACGTAACAGGGATTATGGAGCCGTTGCCTGGGTTTTCAGTAGTACGAACTGATGGTAACGATGGTCAGAGATCAATAAAATTAACCGGCTATAAAACAACAACTAACCAGTACGGCTACCAGTTTGTAAAAAACGAAAATACAGTTGTCTACGATGACGAAGAATACATCATCAAAACACATCGCGAAAGAACATACCGGAAAGGTGTCGGAGTTGAGGCTACAGCCATTCATCGCATCTTTGACGACTTAATGAATAACTATATATACGAAGAAAAGACGGGCACGCTTCGATTGGATGCGATGCTCTCTTTTGCATTGGATGGAAGCGGCTACACATTCGAAATTGATACGACGGATTTACCAACGTCAGTCAGAGTTGAAAATTTCGGATGGAATAACTCTCTTGCTCTTTTCCGAGACATTCTCGAAAAGTTTGGTGCAGAGTTCGACTACAAAGGTAAGAAAATCTATGTCGCTAAAAAATTCGGTATCCAAAGAGACGAACCTTTTCTGCGTTATAGATTCAACGTAAAGGACCCGGAAAAAGAGATCGACACCAGTAGTTTCGCAACGTATATTCGAGGTTATGGAAAGAAAGATGCTAAAGGAAACTATTTGTTTGCCGAGTACACAAGTCCTTTAGCCAAAATATACGGCATTAAGCACGCTGACCCGGTTAAAGATGAGCGGTACACAGACAAAGATAGTCTTCTCGCCGCAATGAAAAAGCAGCTCAACGATAACATCGATATTTCTCTTACATTTACGGCCATTGAACTTGAAAGTATGGGACTCAAGGATATTAAAAAGGGTGATTATGTTTGGTGTGTGATTGAACCGTTTGACTTAAATGTTCAATTACGAGCTGTCAGTAGAGAAGATTACTCGGATGAAACCAAGTCACCTACTTTTACTTTTGGGTCTATTACGAAAAAAGCTTCGGATATTATCGCAAGCTTTAATACAACAAAAAAAGCGGTTGAAAAAGTTATCGATACGTCTACAGGAAAAATAAAAGACTCCGCAATTGACTCAACGGGTCTCACAACGAAATCCGAGTTTCAGTCGCACGTAGATAACAAGATAATGCACATAACAGCGGAGGAAAGAGCTGCTTGGAACGCGGCTTCGAATTCAATCGGAGATTTAACTTTTATCACATGGAGCACGCCGACTCTTAAAAATGGTTGGATTCAGTATACGTCGAATACCGGCAGCTATCCGATTCAGTACGGAAAGGATGCGATAGGGACGGTCAATATCAGAGGAGCTGTTTCGTCAGGGGTAATCGGATCTTCAACTCCGGTCTTTACTTTGCCCGCTGGTTATAGACCACCGTTTCCTCACCTTTTTATCGGTGTTTCATCTCCGGCAACAGACGGTACTCCTCAGTATTTTCGCGGGATTATAAAGACGAACGGGGATGTTTGCGTTGAGAATGTCTCAAACAAAGATACACCAAATCAGTTTATCGGTATCTATACGCAATTTAAAGCGATTTAAAAATAGCGGAGGTGATAACGCTTGGGAAAGTTTTATTATAAAAAAGCCACAACAAGCGGATTTGATCGCCAATATATAAAAGACCAAAACCAAAACCTAGATGACATAGGTAGGGATATTCGTGAAATTGACACAAAAATAATTGACCATAAAAAAGCAAAAAACGCCCATACATCGGATCAAATCAGCCACGGAGTTTTTTCTTTGCGAACTTATATAGACGGTCTGTACAACCGATTGCGCAACTTAATTTTAAACGCTGACGGAACCAACGTTAAAGAAGTAGTCGATGCGCGGGTCAGTGCTGATGGCGAAGTATTTCCGTTGCTTAAAGAGCGGTTAGATACGGAATACGTTAAACTTTTACAGAAAATCAAACGGACAGTAAACGTTGATGATTTCGGAGCAGATCCGACAGGCGTTAACGACAGTACAGAAGCGTTCCAAAAAGCGCTCGGAACCGGTAAAGTCCGATTAGTTCTTTCCGCCGGAACCTACATCGTAAAAGGCGTCAAACTTCCGTCCTGGACATACATGGTCGGCCAAGGGATCGGAGTTACTACGCTAAAACTTCACGAGGATACGCCGGCCAGCGAATGGGTCGTAACAAACGCGGATCATACGAATGGAAACCGAAATATCATGGTCGAAGGGATGTCGCTAGACTGGAATCCGGATCGTCAAGGCGGTCTTGGGCCAACCGGCGGACTACACTCGAGCTGCCTAACTTTAGCGAATGTTAAGTTCGGAATCGTGCGCGAAGTAGAAGGCATCAACCCGGCCCTGCACTGTTTCGATGCGTCTGCGCCTACCTACAATATCTCGGACGCTGACTATACGAAAAACGGTTGCCGGTATATCTGGTTCGATCGATGCGTCGGGTCCGGATATGGCGACGATGGAGTGACTACGCATTATAGCGAATACATTTTCATAACGAATTGCGTCATGACGAATCCGAGCGGAAAGGCACATGCGACTGGGTCCTCGAACTCAAACGGTATCGAAGTCGATGACGGATCTAAAAACGTTTGGGTCATCGATTGTTTTACGTCCGGTAATGTTCGCGGTTACGAGGTCAAAGCGCATACGGAATGGCCTGCGCCGTCAAACGTTCACATTCGTGGCTGCGAATCCTACCGTGATGTCCGCGCGTTCGACCTTCGGCATATCGGTCATCACTTAGCAACCGAGCCGTTGAGCGAAACGGCACGAGACGTAACGCTAGTCGATTGTACGGCGCGCGAGCCGATATTCAACGATCTATATGTCGGACTTGAACCGAAAGCACTCGTCGTTTCGGCTTATCAGCGTGTCATGATTTCGAATTTCCGTGCGATTGGAGATCCGACATACGACTATAAAGGAACATCAGCGATCGCATTCCAGTACAAGAGTCGGAAAATAAACGTTAACGGGCTGCAAATGTACGGTTTCGCTAAAGCCGGTTCCGATATTCACGTTACCGGAGGAGATCAACGGACGGATGACGTCTTTATTTCGAACTTTGCGATTCATGATTCGGCCCCTACCGCCATCAGTTTGGGAGGCGGCGTATATCAGGTTACATTAACGAACGGTATCGCTCACACAAGCGGAGGTACTGCCGGAATCACGTCTCCGAATAACCAAGCGAATATCATTGCGGTGCGTGCCTACGGATATACAGATGCGGCCGTTATTGGGGGCGAGCGTTATTCAACCGTACCAAACAACATTAAGAGCGGATTCCGTGCGGCTTCGTCTTCTGGATCGCCTATATCAAATACAAGCGCAATTATTGCGTCCACTGGCAACGGAAAAACGAAAGGCGACGCGAACGCACTCATCGCAACTCGTACCGGATCATCTACTGAAGGATCGCGGTCTGTCGTAATGGGATCGAACAATTCCCACGTAAAAGGGACCGGTTTAGTTTCGGCAATGGTCCTCGGTTCCGTTAACGTTATCAACGATAAAAGCTATACGACTATTTGGGGATTCGGAAGCGAGCCGTCTACAGCGAATAAACGAGTCGAAATCAACGCCCAGGCAGGATCGGTTCGGGGGATTGGAGCCGTCGAAAGCGTATCCGACCTAAAAGACCTTGCGGAGTATTTCGAGTCTAAAGACGGTAGCAAAATCGAGTCCGGATACCTAGTGACTCTTGATGGCGATAAAATTCGGAAGGCTCAAAAAGGCGAGAAGGTCCTCGGTGTTATTTCTGAGACGGCCGGGGTCGTTATGGGCGGTGCAGCGTTCTATTGGAACGATCGCTATCTTAGAAACGAGTTCGGCGGGATTATTTACGAAACAGTTACCGAAGATGGTCACGAATACAAGATTCCGAAGGAGAATCCAGCATACGATCCTGAATCCGAATATGTACCGAGAGAGGAACGCGATGAATGGCACGTCGTTGGCTGATCGGTCAAGTATACGTCAGAGTCGATAATACCGTTCGAGCTGGCGATCTTATTGTGCCGGATGGCGGTATCGGAACTAAATCGGAGGATGGAACGGGTTTTCAAGTGATGCGGATTACAAAAGAATATGACAGCAAGAAAGGATACGGGATGGCTCTCGTATTCATTCGATAGGAGGAGACGCTATGATTTATAATGATGCCGAGTTATCCCTCGATGTGAATTCTCGTACTAAACAAATGATTAGTACGGGGATTCAATTTAGTACACAGGATGTGAATACAGCCCGCATAATCTTCACAGTCACGAAAGATGGCGAACGGTTACCACTTTCTTCTGTTGTAGGAAAACTAGTCATGATTATGGCGGATGGCAGCAGATTCGTTCGGAACGTAGATATTGTAGATAAAGTAGAAGGCGTCGCACAGTACGTTTTATCTGAGGACGAGATCAAGCACTACGGGAATGTTCAGGCTGAATTAAATTTATACTATACAAACGAACAATCACTGTCTGTTCATAAATTTTCTTTTGTCATCGATCAAGCATTAATAGATTCGAACATCACTCCCGTTGCAGAATACTATATCGACGACTTTGAGTCGTTAAAGAGCGCGATTCAAGAGATTGTAGGAGAAATGAATCAAACATTAGCTGAACTCGAAGAAAAGTTCTCGAACTTAGAAAATATTGAGACAAAAACCGGTGCTCAAGCTAAAGCAGACAAGGCTTTGGCAGACGCTAAAGTATACACCGATGATCATGCGAACAGAACGGACAATCCGCACGAAGTCACAAAGGAACAGGTCGGTCTATCAAATGTTGTTAACAGCGAGCAAGCTACGAAGACAGAATTCACAGAACATGTGGAAGACAACGTTAGGCATGTAACTAGTGAAGAACGCGATAAATGGAACGGCACAAGTGATGTTGCGCGATTTGAGGCCCTCGGCCAGTTAAGCTTAATTTTAAAAGGGTCGCTATATTTAAAAAATGATTATAATTTTTTCGGGTACTTGTCTAACGGAGATCACTCGAACCTCGCGACGATGGAACAAAATGATATCGCTAAATTCGGAGATGCAAAGGCAGTAACTTGGTTAGCCGGGAAGGATTATGTATCTGTCCGTTCTCCCAAAATGTATCTAGTTGAAAAATCAGATGAAGGCGGGAACGCCGTAACCCCAGCGAGAACGGTCTATCACTCTGGAAATCTAACTAATCACGCGATTTTTACGGCAGCCGAAACGCAAGCTCTTACCAAAAACACTAAAAATAAACTAACGTTGCTCAACAACATATCAAGCAGCTTCCCGGCTGGAAGTGCTACGGCGGGAACAGGAGCGTATAAAATTCCTAGAAGTGGCGCGTATTTTTTCCAGTTCACAGTCCGGCCAACAGCCTTAACTAACGCGAATTCTGTTATCCGATTAGGTATTTCGAGGGTTCGAAACGGAACAACAACTGAAATGGACATGCAAGACATTGTAGCTAGTAATGCTTTTCAGACCGGCTTTTATACCGGAACATTTATATATCAATTCAATCAGGATGATGAGATTACACCTTGGATTAACCCATTAAATGAAGACATCACGATCCAAGCAGGAACTCGATACAATATTTACTACCTAGGCGACACTCCGACTTCTTAATTTATTGCCTTTTATGGTATATTTGTATTAAAAACGTTGGGGGTTACTAAATGCTGAAGGTCGCGGTTTTGGGGAGCTGTGTATCGAGGGATAATTTCAACTCTAAATTCATTCCTGATTATAAAAAGTACGCAACTTGTGTTTTACATCAGAATCAAATGTCGATGATTTCTCTCAATTCTGATCCAATACCTTTTGACGAAAAACTAATTGACAATTTAAGTCCCTTTGATACAAGGCATTTCACCACAGAGCTAAATAAAAGTTTTTTTAGTGAGATGAAAAAATACCAGCCGGACTATCTCATTGTAGATTTTTACGGAGATCTATTTTACGGAGTTCAAAAGGTAGGCGATAGCTATATAACCAATAAAAAATGGCTATTCAAACAGACATCACTATATGAGCGTCTTGATATCAGAGAAGAATTTCAGATGTTTTTCGATCAGAAAGACCGTTATCTGGAATTATGGAAAGCGGGAGTGAAACGATTATTCAACTTTTTAAAAGAAGATGTGCCGAACTGCAAAGTCATCATTAACAAGGCTAGATTTATCGATGAGTATATCGACAAAGAAACTGGAGAAACAAAAATTATCAGTGAGAGCGGGAAAAAGAGATATATTAACGTTCCGGTATATAACAAGTGGTGGGATGCTTTAGATAATCATGTGATTAAAAACTACGATGTAAAAGTTATCGATTATCAAGGTAGGCACTACAAATCAATCGAGGATCATCCTTGGGATATGTTTTATGTTCATTATGATATGTCGTTTTATCAGGATTTTTCTAGACAGCTTTTGACGATTGCTCTTGAAGATGCTTTAAAAGATAAGGGAGCATTAGCAACGAATTAACAAGGAGTTCAGGCGCCCGTTTGGGCGTCTTTTTGTTTGGGCCAGAAGGAGGCGTAGTCATTGGGCGAACCATCGAACAACGAATTAAACGATAAAATAGCCGACATTCGCGAATGGCTCGTACGTATCGATACGAAGGTCGACTATTTCAACGAAGTAAAACATACGGCAGATCGAGCGCACGAAAAGGCTGATGAAGCGTTAGCGCTCGCGAAAGAAAGTCGGGCGGATATCTCCGACATGAAAGCAAATACGAAATGGTTATGGGGCGTAATTCTCACGGTCGTCGGGTTGGCGATCTCGGGGATTGCGCTATTTTTATGAGCCCGTTCGGTGAGAGTCCGGCGGGCTTTTTGTATGCGCAAAAATAACGAAAGGGAGACGATTGCATGACGATCACAGTAAAGAAAAATCTCGTTCCATCCAGTAAGTATTCGATTAAATGTCCGTATTCAATGGATGCGAAGTATATCACGTTCCACAATACGGCAAACGACGCATCAGCAGCGAATGAGATTGCGTACATGATTCGGAACAACAACGAAGTATCGTATCACTTCGCGGTAGACGATAAGGAAGTCGTTCAGGGACTTCCAACTAACCGTAACGCCTGGCATTGCGGAGACGGTAACGGTGTTAATTCCGGAAACCGTACGTCTATTGGCGTTGAAGTCTGCTATTCGAAATCAGGCGGCGCTAAGTATAAAGCGGCCGAGAAGTTAGCGATTAAATTCATTGCGCAGCTATTGAAAGAGCGCGGTTGGGGCGTTGATCGCGTCAAAAAACATCAGGATTGGTCCGGAAAATACTGTCCGCACCGTGTACTCGATGAGGGACGTTGGGACGAAGTAAAAGCGGACATCGCTGCGGAACTTAAAGCGCTCGGAGGAAAGTCGTCTAGCCCTGCGAAACCAGCGTCTAAGCCATCCGGAAAGACTTATACGGTAAAGAAAGGCGACACGCTTTCGGAAATTGCGGTTAAAACAGGCGTCAGCGTGGCGAAACTCCAGTCCTATAACGGTATTAAAAATCCGAATAAAATCATGGTCGGTCAGGTTCTGAAGCTTACGGGAAGCGGCGGTTCCAAGTCGTCATCTAGCGGTAAGAAATACGTATATCTTCCGGCATCTGCCGATTCATGGCGCATCTATCCGACTAACAAAGCGCCGGTCAAAGGGAACGAATGCGGATTCTTGCGTCCGAAAAAATTTGGCGGCCTTAAATACGAAATCCTTGCGAACCCACAAACGGACGTCTATACGATCAAAACGGATCAGTTCGGAAAAGTGAATATCTACGCGGCGAAATCAACCGGCGCAACTGTAAAGTAAACGAAAAGGGAGACGATATTATGAACGTAAAGACAACTGAAAGAATTAGCGCAGGCACAATCGCTCGGTTCGTGCTTCTTGCGCTTGCACTCGTTAACCAGACGCTTACGATGACGGGGCACAGTCCGATCCCGGTCGATGAAGAAGGCGTGCAGCAATTTATTTCGCTCGCGTTCATGGGCGTTACTTCGCTGTGGGCGTATTGGAAAAATAACGACGTAACGAAGAAAGCGCGGACAAAAGGCGAATAGATAACGGAACTTTTTGCGGGCGCTTGCGTATAGAGGCGTAGGTGCTCGTATACATAAATTGGTTTGCGGTTAGGTTTGGCGATAGAGTATAATTTTAGTAATGCTACTAACTAGAAGGACGTGATCTAGTTGTCAGATGTTCAAACGAATTTACCAACTATTGAAGTTATACAAAAAGAAAATCGCTTTAAATTTTTACGCATCTTAGGTTCTTTCGGGGTGGTAATGGGATTCATTTTGGGTCTTTCGTTGATTCTAGCCGGAATATTAATGTGCCTTACAATAATTTTAATTTTACCTGGATTAGGTTTCTGTTATTTAGGTGCCGGTGTTTTATACGTTACAATTGGAAATTCTAAAGTGGAGTGTCCTAACTGCGGGAAGAAAGCGACTGTATCGAATGGATCCGAAGATTTCAAGTGTAAACGTTGTAATCAGGCTGTAATTTTAAAATGGGTAACTAAGCCCCGAACTTGAGTGTTTGGGGCGTTTTAATTTTCCCTGCTATTTCTATTCACGAACCTCGAATAATTCATTCATATCAGTAATCCCCAAACCCCTCACAACCTTCGCAATATGCTCCCTGTTAAAAGTGCTTCGTTGATTTGCGCAGAGTTCTGATATTACATTATGCCTCACGCCAATTTCTTCGGCGAACTTCGTCTTCTTTATTCCTCGCTTGTCCAATATTTCCTCAAGTTTTATGTATAGGCGCATTTTATCCACCTCTAAACATTTGATGAGTATATTCTATCGCGTTATCGATAACTTGTAAATATATTATTGACATATCGATAATTAATCAATATTATTTAATTATCACCATATCGATAATACGATGGAAGGCGGAATCGTTATGCATTATCTAGCGGAATACCAAACGTTCGACTCGACGGCCGAACTCAACGCGGCTGTTTACGAACATATCAAACGCAATACATACGAATTGAACGACACGGACCGGCTTACGCTGAAGACGATCGCCCGTTACGCGGTCAAGTTCGCCGGGGCTGCGCATCTCAAAGCGGAAACACTCGCGGACCTGATCGGAAAGTCCGTCAAGACGGCGCGTCGTGCCGTCAACAAACTCGCATCACTTTCGATCATCCAAAAGATCGCAACGACCCGGAAAATAAACGGCGGTCACGGCGCAAATATTATCGTTATTTTGCCGGTCGGAAGAAGAGTCGAGGACACGCAATCGTCCGAAGATGACCAGTCGACAATGACCACGCGTGAGGACGCCGAAACACCAACGGAGACAACGGATGAAGCGCCTAAAACTACGAATGAACCATCGCATTCTATAAATCTTTCAAAAAATCACGTAATAGATACGGTCCCGGCCTGCGGTCTTAGAAACGCGTTACCAAGCGAAGTCTATTCCGCAATGGCGCGCTACTTCGAAGCAGACGAAATTTATAAATACTACGGAATCTTACTGCGGGCTAAGGCAAGCGTAGATCCGACGATCCTACTCGAAGAACATCCGCAGCCATTCGTCGAAGCGTGGCATGCAGCGATTCTCAAACGAAAACAGCAGAAAATTAGACGCTTTGACGACTACCTATACGCTAGCTTCCGTCAGGCCGCATGGACGGTAAAAGCCCGAGAAAATCGTGTGAAAAACGTTGGGCTATTGGCGGAGTTCGAAACGTTCCTCCAAACGTAGTTTAATTGTCTCAATTTGCGACAATTGCCGGAAGATGCAGATTGTAAAAGACGTTGACATACCGTTTAGTATCGTTGTATAATCGCACAAGATACATTCGATTTCGTGTCCGTAAAATGTCGGACCGTTATCGAAAATAAGTGTGCGTAAGGCTTTCGTAAGTAAATACGAACAGAATTTCGTAATAGGTTTCCGGTACCACGTCTGCCGGGGGTTCGAATCCCTCCGAGCGCGTCATAAGCATTAGACAGGTTTAGATTAATAAAATCTAAATAAGTTAAAAACCCTTGCCTCGCAAGGGTTTTCTTTATTTCCGCGGACTTATCGAAAACCTAAGAAAGCAATAAAAAACGTTATTATTTCATTTCATTTTGCACATGGCTTTTTACGCGATCGCTTTTTCGAGAGACGGCATTTGTTCAAACAATTCGAGTGTGTTTTGTGTATCTTCTTCTCGAAGTTCTTTCACCACATGTGCATAATATTTAAGGGCCGTATCAATACTAGCATGTCCTAACCGTTCCGACACATAATAAGCCGAAAACTGGTCGTCGATCTGTGCAAACGCTACGGCCTTTCTACAGACAAAATCGTACGCCATTACGATGTGACAAACAAAAACTTCCGGCACCGTGGGTGAGCGACTTAAGTTACAGCTTTCCGGAAACAAGTTAACAGCCTGCTCGGGAATAAAACCTTGTCGAACACGACGGCATCCACAAGCCAACCGAGCAAATCCACAGGAACTATTCATAAAAAAGGATCGTCTGGCTCAAACGTAAAGGCGCTTCAAAAACGTTTGATTGCTGCGGACGGTATTTACGGACCGGCTACCGAAAAGGCGCTCAAGGCTATTGAAGCGAAAAAGAAAAAATCATTATCAAGCGGTAAGAAATCGTCCTACACGCTGCCGGCCGGTATCTATAAAGTCAAAAGCCCGCTTATGAAAGGAACGGCTGTCCGGCAGATTCATGAGGCGTTAGCTGCCCTCTATTTCTACCCTGACAAGGGCGCTAAAAATAACGGCATTGATGGCTATTACGGGCAGCAGACGGCAAACGCGGTCAAACGGTTCCAGATGATGCATGGGCTTTATTTATGGGACGAAACGAAGGCGAAACATGAAGCATTATTGAAGTAATAAAAAAAGGGCTCTAAAAAGGGGCTTCTTATCTCCATCTCCAATTAATTTCATTATCATTTTCGTAAATCCCAGGTAAGGATATACCGACCTTTTTTTGTTTTTCATCAACAATAAACCAATTTTCATCATCTAACCATTCTTCGCTATACTGCTCAATGGCAAAAGGGTCGTTTTCGTTTACTACTGCCTTAAAGAAATCCTTAAATTTTTCCATGTTTTCATTAGGGATGATTGTTCCATACATCCAGACACCTTCAACAGTAGCACCTTTTATTTCACCCAAACATTCATTTTTATAATATAGAAGCATATCTATCACTCCTTCGGATGCAATTTGATAAATTGTTTTGGAACTTCACCTTTTACAAAGTATTCAGTGTCTCTCTGAGTCCATTTTAAAGCTTTGTTTTTCCAGTGTTCAGATTGTCGAGTATCATTTTTGATTAACCTTTCAATTTGTTTAGGAGATAAAATTACAATGTCCTTTACCTCACCAGACCTGATTGCTTTTCGGAGAGCAGATATGTCGAGCTCTATTGCATTTTCTCCATAACCCTTTGCAACCTGTTGATTTATTGTAAAACTTGTATATGGGCTGTTGGATTTCCCACCTTTTCTATATCCACCAAGGACGTGCTCTGTTACAGTAACTTGACGGCCTTGATACATACCAGTTTTGTTGGCGGGCACAAGATTGCCGGTTTCAGGAGATATATGAGACTTGCCTATGCCGTTTGGTCTTTTAGGCTCATAAGGAAAATCTTCACCTCTGTAAAGATTTGTGGATTTACCGCTGGATGACACATTAAGCACTTTTCCGGCTTTTTGAATGCCAAGAGGCGATAGCAATGCTATCGAGCGATTCAGGCTATCTTGTCTTTGCTCATCGGAAATCTTGTTCCCGAACATATCCCGGCCGGTGATTGTTTCGCTGAACCCGTTGGCAGCAGCAAGCCCGTATAGACCCTTTTCAGAGTTTTTCAAAGCCTGGAATGTTTTCGGCGTTCTATAGGCAGCCAGG